TGAGGCGATGCACGCGAAGGATGTCCGGACGATCGTGCTGGACGTCAACTCCCCTGGTGGGGCGGTGGCCGGGAGTACGGAATTCGCGCAAGAGATCCTGCGTGCCCGCGCAACCAAGCCCATCGTGGCCGTCGCGCAATACCTGATGGGCTCGGCGGCCTATCACCTCTCCGCTGTGGCCACGGAGGTCGTCGCGGCGCCCTCCGCACTCGTGGGTGGGATCGGGGTGTACACGATTCACGACGACCTCTCGAAGTCCCTTGAGAAACTTGGCGTGACCAGGACGTTTATTACCGCGGGTGAAGGGAAAGTCGACGGGAACTCGTCGCAACCCCTAACGGAGACCGCTCGAGCGCGCCTCGCGGCGGCGGTCGATGAGGCGTACGATCAATTCGTCACGTCCGTCGTGCGCGGTCGTGGGGCGGGCATGACACCGGCACGCGTGCGGGGCGGGTGGAAGGCGCACGTCTATACGGCGAGCGAAGCGCTCGAGTTGGGGATGATCGACCGGATCGACACCCTAGATCAGACACTCGCGAGACTCCTCTCCGCCTCCCCAGACAAAACCGACCAGCAGCTCGCGGACACGGTGCGCGGCGTCGACACGTCCCAGGAGCCCATTGGGGCCACGGACCAGGATCACGCGTCGGCGGGCCTGGCCACGAACGCCTTACTACAACAGTTGTATACACTGGAGCTCTAACGAGAGGACAAGATCATGACACTCGCACAACTCCAAGCGGATCTCACAGCGAAGCGGGAGGCCGCACGGGCGCTCCTCGAGCAGTACATGCGTGCCGCGTCCGACGAGGTCATCCAGGCCGCGACGGCAACCACCCCTGAAGTCCGCGGTCGACAACTCACGGCCACCGAGCGCGGGGAAGTGCAAGCGCTCCTGGATGAGGCCAAGGCGATCAAGGTGCGCATCGACGCGATGTACGCGGACTCGGCGTTGCAGACGGAAATCGATCGCCTCACGGCCGGAATGGCCGCGGCGTGCCCACAGGACACACGGGCGGTTCGTCGCGACGTCCGATCGATCGGTGAACAGTTCGTCACGGATCCACGCTATCGCGCCTTCATCGATGCGGGCCTGCACCGCAACGCGGGCGCGTGGTCCTCGCCCTCAGTGGAACTCTTCGCGACGACGCTGGACACCAGCGGCGGATCGGGCGGGCCGCTCATCCTTGAGGATCAGCGGCCGGGGATCGTGCCGCTATTGTTCCGGCGGTTGACGATCGTCGATCTCCTGGCCCGAGGGATGACGGATTCGAACGTCATCTCGTTCATGAAAGAGAAGACCTTCACGAACGCCGCGTCGGCAGTCGCCGAAGGCGGTAGTAAGCCGGAATCCACACTCGTATTCGAGGCGGCCACCAGCACCGTTAAGAAGATCGCACACTGGATTCCGGTCACCGAAGAGATGCTGCAGGACTACGCCCAGACGCAGTCGGTGGTCGATGCACGGCTGAGGCTTGGACTCGCACTTACGGAAGAGGATCAACTCCTCAACGGATCTGGGAGTGGCGCTAATTTGCTGGGCCTCATGAATCTCACAGGGTTGACCGCGGCGCAGCCACGCGGGAGCGACACGAACATGGACGCGATCTTTAAAAGCATCACGACGCTCTCCACCTCCGTCTTTGTCGTGCCCGATGGCTTCGCCATCAACCCCGCGAATTGGCAGACGATCCAGTTGGCAAAGGACAGTCAGGGGAATTACTTGGGGTCGGGGCCCTGGAGTCAGGCTCAGACGCCGGCACTGTGGGGATTGCCGGCTGCCGTGACGCCGGCGATCGTCGCGAACACGGCGCTCGTTGGGGCGTACCGACAGTCCGCCCAGTACTTCCGCCACGGCGGCGTGCGCGTCGAGAGTTCTAACAGCCATGCAGACTTCTTCATAAAAAACCTGGTGGCGATTCGTGGCGAGCAGCGCGGGGCCCTCGTCGTGTACCGAGAGTCAGCGTTTCAGAAGGTCACCGGTCTCAACTAAGCGAGGCTGTGTGCCTCAGGGAGGACTCACGTCATGGCACGACGATACGACATGGGATTGAATCGCCACATTGACCAGGACACGGCGATTCCGATGCTGCGCGTGAAGCGGCAGCGCTTCACGATCGCTGAGATCAACGCCGGCGTGACCTTACTGTCCGCGATCCCCGCCACGGCGGGCCCGTGGAAGTACCGCCTCGTTGACGCGATGGCCATCGCGATCGGCGGCGCCGCGGCGGCCGTGACGACGGTCGACATTCTCGCGACCCAGAGCGCGGGAAGTGTGAAGTTGGTGGCATTCGCGCAAGCGTCGCTGACGCAGAGTGCGGTGCTCCGCGCCGGTGGCGCGGGCGCGACCGTCCTCGCCAATGGCGCTTCCTTCGGGGAGAACGATATCAACACCGCGATCACGGTGGGGAAGACCGGCGCCGACATCACGACGGCCACACACATCGATATCAACATTCAGTACGAGGTCACGGAGTAACCGTCGTGCGTCTTGATCCGGGCCCGTGTCCGATCTGTGGGGCGGCGCACACCGCGTGTACCGCGGATAGTGGGCCCGTGACGATCACGCAACTCCCCCAGCGTGACGCGTTGCTTGCCTCGGCGGCCGTCACACAGCGCCTGGCGCTGGAGGCTGAGCGTGTGCCGGCGACACGCCCAGCCGGCACGTTCACGACGGGCACCTATCAGCGAAAAGGGCCGGCGCGATGAGTCTCGTGATGCCGCCGTGGTGGGCTAGTCTGATGCAGCGCCGCGGGGGCCTCCCCCACGCGGTCGTGCGTGTGGTGACGCCGCCCGCGCAGGAGCCGCTCACGGTGACCGAGGTGCTGCTCTTGTCCGGGCTCTCGTGGCCCGCTGGGGATCCGCGTGAGGCGCTCGTCACGCGCTATATCGCCGCCGCACGGAGCAAGGTGGAATACGATACGGGACTGGCGTTGCTGACGCAAACCCTGGATCTGTCTCTGGATGCGGTGTGCGATCGGGTGATCCATCTCCCGACGCAGCCGCTCCAGAGCGTGACCTCGGTGCAGACGATAGATACGGGGGGTGCGACGAACACCCTGGATCCAAGTCAGTACCACGTCGATCTCGTGAGTGCCCGGATCGGTCTCTCGGTCACGGGCGCGTGGCCGAGCGATCTACGCCCATTCCAGCCCTGGGTGATCCGCATCGTCGTCGGGTACGTCTCCATCGCCGCCATCCCTCCCCTGCTCCTGCACGCGGTTGGACTCCTCGCGGCCCATTACACCACCCTCGGCCGTGACGTGGTCACGACCGAGGCGATGACCGCCGTCCCGTACGGGTACGCGGAGGCGATTGCCCCGCACACCGCGATGGTGCTGGGATGATCGGGCTCCGCACTCGTATCGGGGATCGGCCGCATCGCGTGACGCTGGAGCAGCCCAGTGTGTCCCCGGATGGGCTCGGAGGCTATACAGAGGACTGGACCCCGCTCACGCCGCCGACCCTCTACGTGCGGATCGATCCATCGACGACGGAGGAACGGACGATCGGGAGTGGAGTCCACACCCGCGTCACTCATCTCGTGCGCGCGCCGTACCACCCGCAGATCACGACCGCCACGCGGCTGGTCTTTGGCTCGCGGCGGCTGCGGGTCGTCGGGGTGCGAGATCTCGGGGCGCATCACACCGAGCTCGTGCTAGAGTGTGACGAACACGAGGCGGTGTCGTAACCTAATGGCCACCAACCGCCTGATCTTGGACGGCCTCGACGCGTTCCGCGCGGACCTCCGCCGACTGCCACAGGCCCTCGCGCAGGAGGGCGCACGGATCGTGGGGGCCGCCGCCGATCGGGCCGCCGCCGCGCTCGTGGCGGCGTATCCCGCGCGCACCGGCAATCTGCGACACGGGGTCCGCGCGACGCATCGGCAGACGGCGCACGGGGCTGAGTCGGTGGTCCAGAGCCGATCACGGCATGCGCACCTGTACGCCTATGGCACTCAGTTGCGGCGGACGGCGCGGGGGTGGTCCCGGGGCGCCATGCCGCCCGCGCCACCCCGCGCGCAGTTGGGTCGGATCGCGCGCCGGGAGCGGACCGCGATGGTGACCGCGCTGACGGCGCTGCTCAGACGACAGGGATTGGAGGTGCGTGGTGATCTCTGACGCCGTCGCCGTCGATGCGGCGCTGATCGCCCTGCTCGACGATGATCCGACTCTGGCGGCGCTCCTGCCACACGGATGGTTTGTTGATGTCGCGGGGACGAAAAACGCCACGCAGTTCGGGATCGTGTCACTGGTGGATCACGAGGACACGTACCAGTTTGGCGCGGTCGCCTACGAGCGTGGCGTGTATATGGTGAAAGCCGTGCTGTTGACCACGCAGTCGACTCGCGCGGCGGCGGCGGCGGCACGCATCCAGGCCCTCCTGCAGCATGCGCAGCCCACGATCGCCGGATACGGTGTCCTCACGATTCGTCGCCGCGGGCGCATCAGGTACACTGAGGTCGACCCAGAGTCTGACAGCCGCTGGCAACACCAGGGCGGCGAATACGAAGTGATGGTGAGCCCGCAGTAGGGCGAGGAGTCCAGCTATGGCAGTGACAGCGACTGTGACGATCGGCGCCGTCGGCAAGCACACCAAAGCCGCCGATCTCGGGACCTCGAGTTTCCCCTTCGCCTTGAGCGTGGAGCAGGCGTTCGCGGACGGCACCGCCGCGAGTCAAGTGGATCGGGTGTTTACTGATCAGCGCACACTCGCCGCGAGTGCGACGGAAGACCTCGATCTGGCGGGCGTCCTCACGGATATCTACGGCGCCACGATCACCTACGCCAAAATCAAAGCGATCGTGGTACGGGCGGCGGTGGCCAATAACGCCGCGAATCCCCTGCAGGTGACACGGTCCGCGAGCAATGGCGCGCCGCTGTTCATGGCCGCGGGCGATGGCATCTCCCTCGCCGCCGGGGAGGTGTTCGCGTGGGTCTCGCCGTCCGGATCGGGGAAGACGGTGACCGCGGGCACCGGCGACTTGCTGACGTTCACGAACGGCGCCGGGACGAACAGCATCGTGTATGACATCGTGATTCTCGGCACGAGCGCATAGGAGTCACTCATGGCAGCCAGCGATCGACGACACGGCGAGAATGGGCAGGTCCTCATGGATCCCGCAGGGGGGACTAGCCTGGTGCCAGTCGCCTCGATGAACAAGTGGGATCTAGATCTCACACGGGAGAGTACCCGGGTGACGGCCTTCGAGGACACCAACCATGTGTACGTCCGTGGGAAGCCGGACATCAAGGGCACGTACGCGGGCTGGTGGGATCACGCCGATCTCTCGGTCTTCAACGCGTCGCTAAGCGACACGCCGGTGACGCTGCGCTTGATCCCCTCCTCACTGGAGAGCACGAAGTACTTCCAGGGGCTATCGTACGTGGACATTAAGATCGCCGTCGATGCGGCCGGGGCCATCGGCGTGAATGGCAACATCCTCGCCGCCGGGAGTTGGACGTTGCCGTCCTAACGGGATCCCGTGGCGCCCACGCGTAATCGCGTCCGCGTGCTGACAGGTGTGACGGCGGGTCTCCGCTGGGGGTATCACGTGGCGGGGGCGTTACGGGCGTGGTCGGTACGACGGGATAAAGAGGGCCACTGGAGGATGACGGCGCTGGTGCAGTCGATCGATCACTTCCGCTCTGAGCGGCGCCCGCTGTACTTCGTGGTGCCCTTGAAAGGGGGGCGCGCCTGGCAGTGGAGCGTGACCGAGTTTCGTCTGTCCGACGGCTATATCCACGCTCGGCTGTGCGCGCCAGAGCACGAGGACGATCACGCGGATCGATCAATTGCGCGCCCCGACAACGCCCCCGCACTGATTTGGACGGGGTAACACCTTTGGAGACTATTGCCGCATGCGATCACGGCTCATAG